GCCCATCCTCGACTCGTCGCAAGACAAGTTGAATCCTCTTTGGAGGATCTCAGTTAGGATGGTTTTCCATCAAAACTGGTGCGGTGTTAAGCGAACACCGTAGACGGAGATCGACCATGCCTATGAAGAACGGAAACCGGAACTACTATGCTATTCGTACTGTTGAGAATTTGGCCAAGCAAACTGATGGCCGAATTATCTCGAGTACTACGTATAGCAGCGAAATTCAAGCTTCCGATCAACTTAGTAATGTTCTATCTTCTAAAGGGAACTTTTCGTCCCCTACCAATCAACGGTTCAATCATATTGTGAACACGTACAAGAATGGCAGTAATTACGTCAAAAGTAAAAACGGCCAGACTTGGTATTCACAAAATGTTACTGGACCCCTCGGCTCGACATCGGGCCGAAGCATTCCTTCTGATCTTGCTGTGAACGTCCAGAACGCTGCTCTTAGCAGTCTACTGGACCAGACCCGCTCTGCTATTGATCTCTCTGTGGATCTTGCGCAAGCGGGGCAAGTCAAAGGAATGGTTGCCGGGATTTTCAAGCTACTGCTGTATGTGAAGAAGCACCCTACAAAGGCGCTTAAGCAATTTTACAGCGATTTCCTCCGAGATCCAAAGAAACTCGGTGGAAAATGGCTTGAGTTTCAGTACGGTTGGAAACCCCTCGCTCAGACAATCTATGATTGCGGCGTTGCTGTTCAGCAGGACGCCTTTCAGAGATTGCGTGTTCGAGGCCGAGCTTCCGATCAGCGCATCGGTAAAGACGTATCTCGTCTCGCTCAGAACCTTGTCATCACTCGCGTGTGGCAGGATTCTGTGAGAGCTGAGTATGTCTGTAACTTTGCTATTCGTACTGACGTTGCCAGCGCTCTATCAAACTTTACTAGCCTTAATCCGGTTAGTATTGCTTGGGAGCTTACTCCGTATAGTTTTGTCGTCGATTGGGCAGTTGACGTAGGTGGCTATCTCCGCTCTGCGGAGTCGGCCTGCCTTATGGCTTCTGCTTTTAAAGACGGCTACTCTACTCTCAGTATGCTCACGCTGGTTGACCATTCTGAATCCCAGAACTTCGAGGATTCCACGGTCGAGATTCAACTCTCTTCTCATGGAACCTATCGTGGCTCTGACAAGAATCGGTCAAAACTCGGCGCCATGCCTTTCCCAAGGCCTCCACAGTTCAAAGTGGATTTGGGCGCCGCAAGGGCTGCCAATGCCATCGCTTTGTTGACGCAGCATATGCGTTAGCAGAAAATTGGTCCTCCTCGGGGTTTCCCGGGATATTTCCTAACTTTTTAGAAAGGATCGGACCCTTATGTCCGCTGTTCAAAGCATTGTCCTGAACGACGCGCAGGCGACCCCTGTTGCACACACCTTTACTCCCATCGGTCAAGACACCAAGGGTGTCTGGTGGTACGAAGATCAGTCTGGTTCTGCTCCGATCGGTTACAATCGGATCAGTCTCGAACTGACTCGCGCCCCCAATCCGGCTCCTGGCCAAAATGCCAGTGACCGGGTCAACCGTGTGAAAGTCGGTTTCCACACCCCGAAGCTCGAGGTTGTGGGCAATTCGTCGACGGGGATTACCCCGCCACCGACGGTTGCTTACATCGTCCGTTGCAATATGGAATGGATCCTCCCGGATCGTTCCTCGTTGCAGGACCGCAAGGATATCCGGAAATATCTGGATTTCCTTTGCGCTGAAGCGCAGCTCACCAACATGGTCGAGAATCTGCAGTCTGTCTACTGACAGCTGCTTTTTCTTGTAGTTAGCATCTTATGGATGCCACTGAGGCCTTGTTGACTGCCATTCGTGAGAATGGCGGGACTGTGGTGATTGCGATTTCTCTGCTCGTCGTTCTTGTCGTGGCACTTGTTGCCATGGCTCTTTCGAAGCGCTAGAGCCCGCATCAGCCGGCACTTGCCGGTAAATGGAGGTACACACCATGCAGACGGATTTCTCCGTTCGCGAAGTTTTCTTCGCACTCTGCAAGTCAATTGACACACCCGTCTCTCTGGGAGCCTGGTTGCGTTTTGAATATAACCAAAACGCACTAGCCTCCATGTCGATCAGACCAGAGAGTTACAAGACTGCTGCATCTTTCGCTCTCGATTACTCAGTTGTAAGCTTCCTTTCGAAATGGAAGGGGCTCAAGACTGGTATCGATCTCGAAGATGTAGCGCTTCAGAGTTTCAAAATCTCTGAAGAATCCTGTAAGACGACTAACAAACGTCTCAAGAACTTTTCGAACGTGGCAATTCCACGGTTTCACAGCATATTTCATGCTGCGCAACGTAAAATCGCTAAGCTCTTGGGGCCGTATGAAGATCGTCTTTTTAGGGATACTTGTGGATGGGGTCCTGGGGCGACTAGCGATTTACCGCGACGTCGTGCCTTTTTGGATACCAAAATTTGTGAATTGCCTATTCCCGTTTCGAGATCGGCTTTGAGTAAACTCAGATCTGAGATCGAGTCTGACCTTCACTGGTCTTTCGTTATTTTGGGTCATGTTCCAGAGGGGCCTTACAGCCTTCTCCGGAATGTGTTCGTTATTACTAACGAATGCAAAATAACAACGGTTCCTAAAAGCGCGAAGACTGACCGCGTTATAGCCATCGAGCCTAGAGGGAATTCCTTCCTTCAAAAAGGCTTCGGCGGCTATCTCCGTAAGAGACTACGGAAAGTCGGTATCGACCTGGACAATCAGGAAACCAATCAGACGTTGGCCAAGGCCGCTGTTTCTGAGGGTTTAGCAACTTTAGATCTTAAAGCTGCTTCCGATACGGTTTCAAGCGAGCTCGTTTGGGCTTTGCTTCCCTACGACTGGGCCGAATCCATGGATTCGGTTCGTTCGCATTACGCGGCTATGCCGAGTGGCGAACTTGTTCGTTTGGAGAAGTTCTCCTCTATGGGGAACGGCTTCACTTTCGAGCTTGAGACTTTGATTTTCTGGGCTTTGAGCTCAGCTACCAAAGACTTTTACTCGGGAGAGGGTCCGGTAGCAGTGTATGGCGATGATATTATTGTCCATCGCTCCTATGCCTCTGAGCTTATTGAAGTCCTCAGATTCGCTGGATTTGAAACGAATGAAACCAAAAGTTTCGTTTCGGGCCAATTCTTCGAATCTTGTGGGCGTCACTATTTCTCTGGCTTAGAAGTTACACCTGCCTACCAAAAAGAAGAGATCGGGGATGAAACATGCTTGATTCGCATGGGCAACCGTCTTATCAGACTTTCATTCCGGCTTGCCGGAAGAAAAGGTCTTGAAAGGAAGGTTCTCCAGGCTTGGCGAGCGTGCTTCAGGCAGAGGACCCATCTTCGCTGGGCGATCCCTTTTGGGGACACAGGCGATGATGGATGGTCTCTACCGTACGAGGTTTTTCCATTCCGTTTTGGGAGTAATCCCAATCATGGCGTGAAAAGCCGCGTATTCGTGCACCGCCAGAAGCAATTCATTGCTAATGATGGTGCTCTCTTCGCATGGTCTCTCCGTCGCGGAGTCGTGACCGAAACCGATTATAACGGTTCTCTTTCACGAGTTCAAGAGGGCGCACCCCCCTCTGACGGCTTCCGTTGGATAATCCCAACAGGGCAATTCAGCGTTCGATTGGTGTAATCGAACGTGGGGGGAGGCTTGCC